CCTACAGACAAAGTTGTTGAAGCACCAAGAGCATCATGAGCCAGCGAACCTTCGATCAAGCGTGCGCCATTTGGGATGTTGAACATCTCAATAACGTCACCTGATGCGAGGGCAGATGCCTCATAAACGCCATGAGCGATACGAACACGACCACCCATTTCATTGGTCTTGTTGTTGACCGCTGGAACTGTTTGGTTCCAGTTAGTCTTTTGTACGGAATATACAGTAGCCATTCTTCAATCTCCTATTCTGCACAATCGATTTGAACGACTTTGTTTTCTTCCATCCGTGTCGCACCGATGCTCATGCAATAGTAGACTTGAGTTGCGTAGCCTTTGTCAGCACGCTCATCAATTCTTGCATTTACATCTTTACCCACGCCAAGAGCGATACCATCTTCTGCCCATGCAAAGCATGAGCGAGTACCACCTGAGACTGAAAGACGGTTTGTCATAATGAAGTTGAAGCCCATGAACTGGTTTACTTCACCTTGCACTAATGCCTTTACCGTATTGAAGTCGCTGCTAGTTACATTTGTGTCACCAAGCAGTGCCTCAATCTGGTTTGGCCCCACCGCAATGTAGCGCGGAATTGATGGGTCAACGTCAGACAAGTCAAGAATTTTCTTGGCTTCACGCAGCTTTGCAACAGTCATATCTGCACCACCGGCAGCAATTTGCTGACCCGCTGGCAGAGCAGTTGATGTTGAGCCTGTCTCACCTGTGAAAGATGTGCCAAGTGCAGCGGTGATGACAACATCATCCATTGCGCGACCCATAGCTGCTGCCGCTGCCATTGCATAAGCACTGGTAGGATCAATCAGCATACGAACCTTGTCTTGGTCATCAATCAGATCAGCATACTCATAATCCGCAAGCGAAACGCGGCGGCGTGCGTGAGGTGTGTCGATCTGTGGTGTATCGGCATGGCGAGTAGTACGCAATTGTGCAGTAGCTACACCCACTTGGTCAAAAAAAGCATTTTTTCCAACAACATTTTCAACGCGCACTGCATCACGAAGACGGCTTCCCATCTGCTGCGATAGCATCTGCACGTTAGCAGAATACTGTTGTACAAATGCTGTAGTTACTTGAGTTGACATAGCGTCACTCCTTTTTTCTACTGGTTACATTTGAACTTTGCAGCGTGCTACCCGACTGATCGGACACTCCTAGTCTTTTGAGCCGACTTATGGCTATCGTCTTTCCGATGGTCTTGAGGACGGATTTCTCCGCTACCCTCGCTCATTACCCAATTATAATATTTATCTGCCAGTGCTACTGGATTCATAATATCACGTTGAGTACCAAACTCGACTGCCATTCTAAGACATTCGAGCCTAATTTCCAATGGGGATAATGTACTTTCGTTATCAGTCATGTATCATTCCCATCAAGTCTTGCATCCGCTGTACGGCACGCTCACGCGCTACAGGATTTTTTCTATCCCAATAAGCATGAGATTTGTCGTTCAGCATCGCATCAACTTCTGCTTGCGCTTGTGCCGGTGTAAACTGTCGATTAACGGCACCATCGCTAATTGTGTCTTCACTTGTCACGGTAGACTTAAAGTCACCAATTGCAGCAAAAGCCTTGATAAACGCTGGGTGGTTGCCAATCATTGTTCCATCTTCAAGGCGCATTTGTAGGATTTCATTCCCAGCAAACTGATCGACTACATCTTTAGCTAGGGCAACCTTGTCTTCAAACGCTCTGCCCCATTCCCGCCGCAATTCAGCAGTGGTTTCTTCAGCTTGCTGCTCTGCGAGTTGCTGCATTTGTTCTTCAGTCTGACCAATAGTTCCCTTGTAATACTCAAGAATACCATTGGCTTGCTCTGGTGTAAGACGCAGCTTATGCGCCACATCAGCGTATTGAGTAGCCACTTCCTCTGTAATGATGTTTCCATCAGTGGCAATTTCATAGCCTGACGCATCTTCTGGTCTACCAAGCTTTGAATAAATGTTGTCTAAATCCTCATCCGTAGGATTAGCTGGCAACGGAACTTTGTCTGAACCAATCAATCTTTGAGCGTTCACATAGGAACGCGCTAAATTGCCCACATCCTTAATAGGTGCAAGGCTTGGATGCTCCCTTAGTTCTTCTGGTATCATTTCCATGAAACCGTTACCAGACCCGCCTTGTGCAACTTCCGCTGGGGTTTCCAGCATAGATGGAGTTGCTTCTGGCTGGGCTACCTGTTCGGCAACCTGTTCTGACATTTATTTCTCCTCATTCATCATGTTGTAGATGTGCAGTATCACTGCACGCTTCCCTTCCTCAAAAGCTGTGGCATTGGCATCGCCAGCCACATAGCTTGAAGCACGCCAGTTACAACGCACCTCAAGATCACTAAGCACCTTTTGTCCAGCAGTGCTTGTAAATACGTCTGTGTACATAGTTCGTAATTGTGTGATCTGCTCACTCATTTAGATACCATCCGTGATGCCTGTGCAATCTGAGCAACGTCTTGAACATCTTGGCTTGCCTCTTGACGCTCCATCATTGCTTGCTGTTGTGCAGCTTGTTCTTGTCGCGCTGCATCAACCTCAGACTGAGACTTCACAACTTTCTTTGGAACGCCAAGGCTTTCCATAATGTGATTAACAAGGCCATCCGCATCAATATGGTCTGCAACAGGCAGTGCTTGAGCCAACGGCAGCAATATCTCCAAAGCCTTCATTGTGCTGTTCAAACTGCTAGATTTCTGTGCGCGTGCCAGCGGTGATACATATTCAATATCCACATCAAGACCCTGCAAAATCTCTGGTGGTGGTGCAAGCATATCTGCACGCAACATCAAAGCAAATGTACGGTCAATCAATGGACGCAGCATCTCATTCATCAAACGCCCTAATACTGGCCCAATAACGCGCATACGCTCCTCTTGACGCTGCACTACCTCTGTAGCTGTCATATTAGGCGCACCGCCTGTCAGCAGTTGATCTACAAAGAAAGCAGAACGAATAGCTTGTCTGCGCTGTTCTTCCATGTTTAGGCCGATAGGAATGTTTGCGCCTGTGTTTAGTGGCGTAATTGTATCCCTTGTTCCACTTCTAAAGAAGTTGAGGCCACCAGGCTGGGTACGGACAGGGAGAAGAAATCCGTCATCAGGAACTAATAAGGGAGGATCAATTAGTTTCTGTGCAGCTTGTATGATGGTCTTGGACATAAGATTAAGCATCTTAACGTCAGGCAACGCCACCATAGCTGGCGACCGACCCATCACTTCCCCAGTTGCCTTGAGGAAGCGCGGAACTACATACGGAAATTCTTGAAAGCCACTCTCCATAAGGATCATCTTTGTTTCCATGCAAATATACATAGAAGCAAACGGCATATTCTTGTTGTCGCGTTTTGTAGTGTCACGTTCTGCGCGTGGCAGAACTGCGTGAAGCAGAGTTACTTCCTCATCAGGTTTTTTCTCATGTACTCTTTGGATGTAAGTGCCTACATTCTCAATGCCAAATCGTTGCACAGCTTGACGCGCTGGCAGTTTGTATTTGCGGAAAACAGTATCAACAATACCGTACTGATCTTCTGCTACAAAGAACTCTGAAATGTGCCGTGTGCTAAAGCGCAGATTTTCTTTGTCCATCTCCGCAAACATACAGCCAGTGCCAAACACGACCAAATCCACATACATCTCATGGATTTCAGTTTCAAAGTTTGATGTGGTAATAGCACGCATCATGCGTTGGCTACTGTCTTCAAGCCAAGCTTGCACTTCCTCATCACGCCCCAGATCATCATCCTTTAGCGTTAGATGGAACCAAGGCGTAGCACCGCTTGTAAGCATACCATGTAAAGATGAAGCTAGTAGATCGACAGCTTGCAGCGCAGTGCCATCAAAAATCAACTCCATACGCTTTTCGCCACGACTACGCTTGCGAACAATATCAGCTTTGCGTGGCAGCATATAATCTGCCAATTCCTGATAATGCGTATCCCAATTTGCTCTCGCGCCTTCTAGCTTCTCAAAGCGCGATATGATGGCTTTTGCATCTTGCATGATCTACCCCAATAAAGTTGGCTTAGTGCCTGTGCCGCCTGTTGGCGATACTTGTTCACCCATAACACCAGCAATAACAGTAGAACCCCTGCCCTTACGCCCACGGCGTTCTGATGCTACAGCTTCCTCAGAAAGCGCAGCAGCGCGTTTGTAGTCCGGCTCTGCAATCGGCTCTGGGGCTGGTGGTGGTGGCGGTGTATAAATCTTTGGCTTTAAGAATGACATGGCTATGCCCTTTCTACAGCTTTAGCGATTGGCTTTGCGGAAATAGCTCCATATTCTTCCATAATAGTGCCAGCACCACCTGGACGTTTGGTACGGCGTGTGCCGCGTCCAATTACAGTGTCATCATCAGGAACCACCTCTGGCGTTACTTCTGGGGTGATTTCTGGCTCTGGGGGTGGGGTACCGCCTAGGATAAAGCGGCGTTCTTCATCTGTAGTGTTAAAGACAACATCGAAGGTTTCCTTGCTGACCTTCTTAGCTGGCTTTTCAATTACTTCTTCAATAATCTCTCCCACAACCTTTTTTGCACCTTTAACTGCTTTTTTAACAGGTTTTACAACAGCCGCCATTGACTAACTCCAATCGTGAAATCCCAGCTTTTGAGTTTCAATACGAAACCAAAAAGCTTTGTTATACCCTTTACTTGATAACACACTTTTGATCTTACGAAAAGCCAGCACAACATTAAGCTTCCCGCCTTCAGCAATTAGATCAACCACCCAAGGTATATTTCCGCCACCATCGTAAGCATTTGGTGGAAACCTTAAATCCTGCAAATAGTCTGAAACTTGTTTGTTATTAGGAAACCCCCAAGTTGCAAAAACTAATGGAACACGCCCCTCATCCCTTAAAATTATATACTGATTAAGCATTAGCGGCGTTCTAATATAATCGTTGACCTCTTTGACACTGTACCAATCATGGTAACTGCTGCGCTGTAGCAGATATAAAATGTCATCTATATCTTCTTTTGTAGGTGTCATAGCGAAAACGGATTGTACTCATTAACCGCGATTTGTTGCGGTGGACGAACAACAGCTTGTCTATTCTCCATCCCAACAGCCAGATACCTAAACGCATCCGCAGCATGAGAAGTGTAATCATGCCTTGGATGATCTCTGAAAGATTTTCTTTTCTCATCCCACTCTTGCCTATATTGTCTAAGCATTTCAATACCTTGCCCACACTTGTCTTTATCAAAGTGGCACTTAGGTATCATCATTCTGGCTGCATTTATGCCGTCAGCCACCTTCATCTTTGGTATTACTCTGAAACGGATGCCAAGACTGAACGCAGTTTCAAGTCGGCTTTTGCCACTGCCAAGTTCACGAACTTCAATATCGTGAGGAGCAAGGTGATCACCCCAATGATAATCTTTTTGACGCAAGATTTCAGCATAGTGGTCAAGCCCGACACCGCTGCTTTCATAGTAGTCAATAACATTGATTGCTCCACTTCTGAATATCTGGGCAAACCAGATGGCTGTTGAATCGTTTATTCCCAAATCCCAAGCGGTATGTACAGGGTAAGCGGGATCATATGGAACTCTTGCAATCCTTCCATCATCGTCAGCATCAGATAGAAGTTTGCCGTAGTACGCCCCTATGATGGCAGCAGTAAACGAACATTCATATTCCTGTTCATATTGCTCTGGGGTCATCTGCGCTTGGGCAGCTTCTAACTCAGTGTCTTTAACTAAGCCGGTTTCACTGGCCTTTGCAATCTTCCAATACCATTGGTCAGAGCCTTCTTCCGTTTGCTCTTTAGCGGTTTGCAGTAGATCAAAAAAATGATTATGTCCGGCTGGCGTGCCTAGAAATACAGCCGACCCCTCTCTATCAGACAAGGCCGGTCTAACAACTTCCCCCCATACCCTTGGGTTCTGCATACCAAATTCATCGAACACGCATAGATCAAGGTAGATACCACGCAAGCTATCTGGATTTTCAGCAGACAAAAGCATTAAACGTGAGCCGTTAGGGAAGTCTACCCTCAACTCTGTTTCGTTGAACGTAACCCCTGGAATAACACCGGCATAGTATTTGACGTAATCCCAAGCAATCCGCTTGGCCTGAGTAAAGGTAGGGGCTACAAACGCAACCCTTGGTCTGGGAAGTTCACAAGTAAGAGCGTGCTTAATAAGATGGTTAACAGCCCATACTGTCTTGCCAAAGCGTCTGTGCATCACCAGTACGTTCCAACGCTTTACGCTCTGGTGCATCTCTGCCTGTAACGCCCTTGGCTTGTACGGTATTTTTATCTGCATCCCACACCCATGAATGTTCCAACTTGAACAACGCTATACGGCTTTTTAGGGAAGTTACAACATCATCCATTAAAAATATACGAATATACCAAACCCTATACACACGAATATTGGTATATTATCCCTCAATAGCCTCCGAAGTCTCCCAAACAATGCGAACCGTACCGTCACTAACCTCTACACCAGCCCTACTCTTAGCCTCACCATAGCGGTCAGATATAATCTTTGATGCCTTCCACCTTACATGAGTAGCATAATCACGCAAGACATTAGGATCATAGTCCTTACGCTTGTGAAGGGCATCACTGTACAACTCATCAAGTTCCTCTAACGCCTTCTCAGCACTCTGCCGCTGCGCTGTACGAATAGCACTCTCAAACTCGCTATCCTCTCCCATACGCTTGTAAAGCATAGAACGATTAACATTAGCTAATGAACAAGCCTGTACTAAGCTATGACCATCTGTCACTAACTGCTCTACTTGCTCTTGCTTCACTTTCGTCAACTTTGCCATAGAACCTCACTGCTGGCTGTGTGTTGGAAGGTAGTATTTAACACATGAAATGAGAGGCCGCGATCGTGCGGGGTATCGCCCTTTTTTTTGCCCCCGCATGGCCTGACATTTTGCATTGCAGCAAGAATATATTGCCACTGCATTGCCGCGCAACCTTTGTCTGTGTTGTGCGTGCAAGCGATGGCAATTCACTACAATTTAAAACCATATCACTACCAATTCAAAGCCTGATCACTGCATCATTGACTTGCCTTTATGCAATGCGTGCAATGAATACTTTTAACAAATAGCATGAATAATGTTGACAGTATAGATGCACGCTATGCGTTACCTTTATATATACAGGCTGCAATAAAAGCATTGGTTGGATCGTCTATAGAATATGCCTGATAAATTATTTTGCTTAATAGTGTTGACAATATGCACACAGTGCATTATTTAGGGGTTATCACTAGCAATCAGATAAGGATGATTAATTATGTTTTCAGTAAAATTTGACACAGAACAAGAGTGGGACTTGCCAACCATTGAGGCCAAATGCGACAGCGCACAGCAAGCCTTGGCTTTGATCGGCAGTCTTAAACAGGATTTTGGCTTTTCAGCTAATGAGCATAACGAATGGTTTTTGGTCACTCGTTTATCAGACGGTAAATCATGCCATCCATCAGTAAAGAAAGGGGCGTAATCATGACAAAGCCAACTCTTATCATCAAGCAAAGAAGCCATGTAACGACTGTAAAGTTGAAAGGCGTTCCCTTTGCTTATGTAGTCGCAACAAATGAAGACCTTGCAAAGCATGGCATCATTAACGTGATCAAAGCCAAGATCAAACGCTGCAATGAGCTTGGCTATAATAATGTAGTCGGCAAATATGAAATGCTTTTGACAGCGTTAGGGGCATAATCATGACAAAGACAACAATCACTGATCTGGCCTTTATGTTTACCGGCTTTGTTTTCATCATGGCCTTGCCAGCAAGCTTTGCCTTGCTTGCCAACGGTTATGATCTCTTGAGCCTTGCTGTCTTCATGACTGGCGGCTTGGCTTTCCTTGGCAGCATGGCAGCAATGCTTATCACTGCCGATAAATAATCAACACTAGCAAAAAGGATTTAATACTATGACAAACGCAAAACAAAATTGTTGGCATATCCAATACAAGCTTAATGGCGAATGGAAAACAGAAACGTCTATGCCATTGACGCAATGCCGGTCAATCAATGGCAATCCTGTTAATCCTCATGGCATCAATGACGATCTGGAATTTTGCATTAATGAGGCACGCTGCGCCATGCTGGTAAACTATAAATCAAAATGGCAAGTTGGCGGCAATATAACCGAATGGCGTTATATTCCTGCCTACGATCATTTCAACCGCAATGCTTGGTCTGATCAATCATGGTCATTTAAATTTGATCATATCGTTATCAATGGCACTGAAGAGGCTTAATGAGCCGAAACCAGCCGCAAGGCTGGTCTGTCATAAGACAAAACACTAGCAAAAAGGAATTGGCACAATGAAACCATTAAGCAAAACTGAATTAGCTGTTTTAGCTGGCAAGTCTGTTTATCATAACTTGCGCGTCAAGTCTGTTAATGACGGCATGGCAAAAACAGAACGCGCCATTAAGAAAAGTACAAATGTAAAGCTTGGCAAGCGCGTCACCAAAGGCCAGTTAAAAGGCTTTCCCATATTCACATTGACGCTAGAAGAACGCGCCACTTGTCCGGCTTCGTGCATTCATTGGGCTGATTGTTACGGCAATAACATGATGAACGCCACCCGATATGCCGGTGATGATGCATTGTTGAAGCAAATCGAATCCGATTTGACGCATTACCAAGCCAAATATCCGAATGGCTTTCTTGTCCGGTTGCACGTTCTTGGCGACTTTTTCAGCGTTGCCTATGTCGCGCAATGGGCAAAATGGCTGTCAATGTTCCCAGCTTTGCACGTTTATGGCTATACTGCTAATCAATATAACGCGATTGACAGCAAGGAACGTGCCATTGGTGAGGCTTTGTTATCACTACGCATGGCTTGCGGCATTCGCTTTGCTGTTAGGTTTAGCGGCTCATATACTGATAGCTTTGCAGCATTATCTAATGACGATAGCCGAAGCAATGACTTGTTAGCTGATAAACAAGCCTTTCTTTGTCCTACGCAAATCAGCAAAGAGACTGGCAAGCTTGCGAAGAAAGACGAAGAGACTCTTGTGCCAGATTGCGGCTCTTGTGGTTTATGCTGGCAAGCATCAAAGCCAGTCGTGTTTTTAACCCATTGAGAAAGGCTAAACAAATGATCAAAGGTTTTTTGATTGGCTTGGCGTTTATCGCGTTTAATTTCATGATCGTCTTTCTGTTTATTAACATCATGACAGGTTGCGGCTTGGTCAATGATTGGAACGCGCCACAATGCGTAACACCGGCTCAATTGATAGGGCTAGGCTAAAACACTACCATTGACAGCGCAAAGGCTGTCAGTGGCTCTTAAATCGCCAGCAATGGCATAACACTAGCAAGAGGATAAAGGACAATGGCAAGCGTAAACAAGCAAGGCATCTATCACATTCAAGAGTGGATTGATAAAAATCAAGATTACAATCCGCAAGTTTTTGACCTATGGGCTAACGGTATCGCGTCAGAAATAAATCAATGTGCAAGTTTAGACGATGACATAAAGAGAAATGGCGAATTTGTATATGAAGTAGGGCTAAAGGATGCGCGTGGGTATGTAATGACAATATCGCTAGATGAAAATCATTTTAATATTAACTAGCAAAAGAGAAAGGCCGAAACGCAAGGCAACTTGCGTCCAGCGATAGTGTCGCTGCTGACGAGGCCGTCAGTAACTAGCAAAAGAGAGAGGGCAAACCATGCTTAACAAAACAGAAAAAAGAGAAATGGCGATTGTTGAAAACCTTTCGCCAAATGTCGGCACGTTACGACTGACCAAAACAATGCTTGATAAGCATATCATTGATGCAAATTCCAGTATCAGGCGGCTTGCGTTATTGCTTGGTGTTGATATGGAAGAAATGACTAATGGCGATAAAGTGACAATCCAAGGCCAGTATCAAGATGGCACGCCATGCAACGTGAATTTCTATCGTACGACAATGCGATCAGATCGGCGCGTCAGTCTATCGGGCATCAAGAAGCAAGCCATAGCTGGCGATCTTTTGGCCTTATCCTATAAGAGAAATGAGCAAGGCGATTATATCTTGATCATTAACGTAACAGCGGCAGCGCAATCGCGCATTGCTCAAATTAACTAGCAAAAGAGAGAGGGCAAATTATGTCTAAGAAATCAAATCAAAAATTTCTGGAAAACCAGCACAAAAGAATAGAAATCATCAGCCATTTATCGGCTATAGCTGGCCCATATGACGCGGCAATGCTTAATATGAGCATTATTGCATGGCAAAACGACAGTGGCGAATACTGGCTGCGTCTGCTGGATATGGATGGACAAGGCGATAAACTGCTTATTCATATTGACAGCGAAACAGCATCAAGCAGGGATCGTTACTATGTCCATCAATATATTTCAGAACATGGCATTGACCATGCAATCAATAGCTGGCCTGAGTTTATGGAAGATGACGCTGCATAGAAAAAGAGAGAGGGCAAAAAAAGGCGGTGCAGAATTGGCTAATGCACCGCCTAGCCCACTAGCAAAGAGGACACCGTAAAGGTAAAGAAAGGTATAGCTATGGAAACGACAAAGATCAAGCTGGAAAGATTGCAGCTAGGAATAAGCCAAACAAAGATGGCTCAAAGGCTAGGCATTGGTTTGCGCTGTTATCAATATTATGAATCTGGTGAAAGGCAAATCCCAAAGCCTGTAATCATGTTACATCAAGCCTTAAAGAGAAACGCCATTTTAGAAAAGAATGAAAAATACTATTTAGAAAGGACAAAAATGTAATAAAACTATTCAATGCCGCGTGGCATTACTAGCACTGCAATGCACTACATCATTGCAGTGCTTTTTTTTATAGAAATTTATCAAAGAATAGTATCAATGCAGTGCATTGTTGCCGCGTGTCATTGCAGTAAAGCAGCAAAGCTGATTATATCGAGGCAAAATTAGCTGTCAACCCCATAACTTTCACGCGCAATGTGAAGCCAAGTTTCAAGAGAGATTTCGCAAGTAAGATCAGGATCATAAGAGAAATTACGACAAACAGCCATGAGTTGCAGCACGCAGCGGATCGGCCTGTTGTTAAATTTATAGATCAAAACAGGGAAACGGTCAGTGTTTGCAGCAGCTTCGATAGCCTGTTGCCACCAAGTTTCTTTGTAAACGCCACCAGTGTTAGCGTAAGCCTTACATTCAATAGACCATCCAGGGATTAGTATGTCAGCCTCGCCCTTGATTTGGTATTGAGAGAGATTGCGCTTCGGCGTTTCGACAAGCTTATCGCCAAGGCTGTCTTTGATGGCGTTGATTATGCTTCTTTCAAAAGCTGCACCTTTTTGCCGACTATCCGTCATAGTGACTAATCTCTGTTTCTAAATGAAATGGTTTTTTATCTACCTTGCCGTAGGTTTCATTGTCATCAGGCACAACATCATCAGCAAAAGCATCATCAGGCAGACTATCAGAGATAGCTTGCCATGCTTTTTTGTCACGCTCTTTTTGTTTGTTGTATTCAAAGCTAATTAGAGGTTCGTATTTAACCATAATACGTTTGGCTTTGAAGCCTTTAGGCTTTCCCATTTTTATCACCATAAACAAGTTTGCAAGTTCTGCATTGTAACGCACCATCAAGAAAAGTGTTACATTTAACACAAGTGTCGTTGGCTAATCGTTGAGCAAAAGAGCCATCGCCTTGCTGAATTATGTCAGATACCAAACCAGAGCCATCACAATATTCGCAATCTTCCGGCACAACTTCAGTGGGATCAAAGTAATCCCTGACATAAGAGAAACCTTTGCCCTTGCATTTATTGCATGGCTTGGTCAAAGAAATCATTTGGCTTTACCTCACCGTTAGTTGCTAAAAATATCCGGCGCATTGTTTCTGCTGTGGGGAACCGCTTGCCAGAAAGCAGAAGACAAATGGCAGAGCGAGACAACCCGCACCGCCTTGCCATCTTTGCTTGGCTGATACCCTTTGATGATATGTAATCGTTTAACGTCATAATTTATTTATGCCTGAGTGTTGACAGGCTGTCAATTACTTGCTACTGATTGTTTACACATTGAACAAAACGATACGTTTTAATACAGAAAGAGACATGATGAAAGAAGCACCTGTATCACTAAAGGACATGGGATATTACCATGACAGTGCGTCTGGAGCTACTGCAACCAAGGATGAAATGTTCTTGAAGTTGTGGTTGCGGAAAGAGCATAAAATGAATTTCCCTATGGCAGCTAGACCTTGGGCTGGCATATCTGTGCAGCATGGCGCGAACCTTGCCCTTGGTTTGCAAGACTATAATGAGATCATTGGGCAGCAAGAAGGTATGCCCATTGCTGAAGCCACCAGACATATGATGGCTAAGTATGATGAATATAAACCGCGTGATTGGGATGATGGCAAGGACGCAGAAGAATATGATGCGTTTCGTGAAGTGTTGCCAGAAATGATGGCTCATTCTATCGCTGGTGTTAATGAATTTTTCCAAGGCGCAAACCAAATTGCCGGAGAACATCAGCGTTGGCTTGATGAGCCAAAGAGTGATGTGCCTATTATGTTGTACCAAGATTTTAGTGGGGCTGGTACACAGATCGATCTTAAATGCTCACTACCAATGCGTAATCCTGTCAAGAAGGACGGCACAAGAACTTGGCGCACACCAAAGCCAAAGACCGAACCCACTTGGCAGCAAGTCGTACAACAATCAATCTATTGGAAGGCTACTGGCGAAACACCAGCATTGCTGTTCGTTACAGGATCAGGCTACCATATCTGCACACCAGAAAATTGTGAAGCGTTGTCAGAGGCTAATCTGAACCGCGCTTACAATGAGGCCGTTCAAAGCTGGGTAATCACTCAGAACTTGTTGAAGGCCGCTAACGGTTCATGGCGCACACTCTTTGGCCTTGTCCAGCCGGACATGACAGAGATTGCAAGGCGGCATGGCCCATCTATTATAACACTAGCTAAACAGGCATGGAGTATCTAATGAATTATCTATTGAGAGTATGGAATAAATTTATTGGCAGAGAAAAGAAATTCTCTGAGGCCAAGCATGGCGACATTATCAAAACAGTGAGATCGCTTGATGTTAACGATTATATCGTTGCCTACAGCAAGGATGACCGCAATTCTGTTCATTCAGCAGCGCACGCTGCCTTTGGCAAAGGTCATATCAAGACCAAGTTCAATAAGGAAGTGGGGGGCTGGATATGCACAAGGGTGAAATAGTCGATCTGTTTGATACGCCAGCCTACAAACTAGCAAGGCGTAATGATCCGCAAACCAGCAAGGATGCGGCTAAAAGCATAGACGCAAACTACATGGAGCAAGTGGTTCTGGATGCAATTGAAATGTTTGGTGCAGCAGGGTGCATCTCTGACGAGGTACAGGATGCCCTGCCGCATCATCGATATAGCACGATCACCGCAAGATACAAGCAGTTAAAAGAAAAAGGCTTGATAAAGGTTGATGATCGCAAACGTAGGGGCAAGTCAGGCAGAGGCCAGCTTGTTATGTGGGCTACACCATTCTACAAGGGAGAAGAACAATGAGGATAGAGTACAGAAAGGAATTGTTTTATCAGGGTGAAATCAAATTCACAGGCACAGGCCATGTTGATATGGATGCGTTTGATGAAAATATGCACACAGAAATAGAAACTGTTGCTACGTTTCACGATGAGGAAGCAGAAAGGCTTTGCCGCCCTGTGTTAGAAGCTTACGGTGCAGAACTTGAAAAGCGAAATAACGATGAGCCTGAAGCTGATAGCGTCACCCTTGAAAGAACGGTGATTAAAGACGGTGATTTTAAAAGTAAACCGTTAGATATATCTTTTTTCTGGGGTGTCGGAGATTGGGAATATAATGGCAGTATTCTTGATATAGGCATGGGCTTTGACCCAACCGATTACGGCTGGGCTGAAGATGCAACCGATATTAATGACAAGCCTTTTGATTGGAATACACAAAATGTTTATTCGCAAATTCCAAAGGAAGAAGATTTTATTCTAGTCTGCCAGAAAGAAATTGCTCAAGAACTAAGGTTTGGTTTTCACAAAGATACTGATGGCTCGACACCAGAAGAAAATGCTGATGATGCTATCGAAAAAATGCACCGCATGATCATGCTTCATCGAAATTTATACAATCGTGATTGGGATGCCGCATCGCAAAAATGGTTTTGGGAGTAAGGCCATGACGAATGAAGAACACATTGAAGATTTGCATACCCAAATGGCTACCTTGCAAAACGAACACAACGAAGCTTGGCAGCACGTTGATAATCTTCAAAAGCACGTTGAGCAACTAAACGACAAGGTTGCCTCACTTGAAACCGCACTGTCTGTATTTACGCATTTGATTGCAGACAGGCTTGGCATAGAAAGGACATCTCACTAATGGCTGAGAACCAATTTAGCAATGTCATGGATTTTGTTAATGAATTGAACAAATCGCATGGCGTAACGCAACGCGGTGGTAAGAAATACACCCAAGTTGTGCATCGAATGGAAGCGTTCAGACGTTTCCTTGGCCTTGACTACGGCGTTGACACGCAAATAATGGTTGATGATGGGCATCGCGTTGTCATCAAAGCCACCATTACTAACAACACCGGCAACCAGATTGGCTCTGGCATGGCTGAAGAAATCAGAGGCCAAGGTCATGTCAACACCACATCTGCTTTAGAGAACGCAGAAACATCAGCCATAGGACGCGCACTGAGCAGCATTGGCCTTGCTGGTGGCGAGTATGCCTCATCTAATGAGATGGATGCCGTCACGCGCAAATCTGAGGCGATTAAGAGCAGTCCTGCACCAGCACCAGTGGATCAATCTGCTGAACCTAGCGAGTGGGAAGCGTTGTTGCGTGAAATCGATGTGAAGTTGAAGAACACCAAGACCCATAAAGAGTTATTGGATTTCATGGGTGGCGGTCACTTCAAAGACAGAATGGCAGCTATGCAAGCGGCTGATCCAGATAAGTACCAAATCGCTAGAGATATGCTTGTCCGTATGAACACTAAATTAAAACCACAGGGGTAAATGATGAGAAAGTATGAAAAAGTTTGTTCGATCCGTTTGTTTAAAAATGATGATGGCAAAGCTGCCTATTCCAACAACAAGTGGAAGCCTTATCGTGATGGCGCAAATGCCGACATTACGCTGCGCGGTGACAATACCTATAGCGTAAAAGGGTTCATCAATGATGATGGCTCAATTGGCGTAAGCATTAGCCAAGTGGTTGAGTATGAAGGCACTGACAATCCGGCTGATAATATTTCTCAAGGCGGTTTCAAGAGTGCAGCCCAAGCTGTGCAAGCCAAGTATCACCCGACAAAGGAGCAGCTAGATGACACAGACGTTCCGTTCTAAGCCATCTGACGACAAGATATTTTATTCTGTTTCAGAGGCAGCAGAAATATTGTTTGGTAGCGCAAGCAAAGCTAGGCTTGTTCGCAGTTCAATTGCAAAAGGCCAGATCAAAGCCCAGAAGTTCAATGACCGTTACTATGTTCGCATAGATGAATTGATCAAAAGGGGTGGGGATCACGCTCAAATGAGTAAGGCAATCAATGGCAAAGAAGAAACAAACTAGCCATTACAGCAGAGAAATAAGCGTGGTGCATTGTGACGATTGTGGCAATGCCCACGACTTGCTTGTAGGCCAATGGATAATCAACGGCGAGGGAAGGTTATTGTGTCATGGCGCAGGAAAAAGTTGTGCAACTCAGCGTTACCAACGACAGGCAACGCCAAGAGGCTAGAGAAATAGCCTATGATTATTACATCCACCTGATAAACAATGGCTGGGGATTATTCCGTATTCTTGAAGAACACGGCTACGAAAGCCATCAGCCCAAACACATACCATCAATAGAAAAAGAGAAAAGTGGCTGGCTAACTGAGCCGTATGTCATTGATTGTTTGGCGCAGTATATCCTGGATGGATACGACTTCTTGCTCTAGCAATCCCACTTACGCAAAGCTTTATTAATACGGCTGTTAGGATCACGCGCTGTCTTCCGGCTAGTAAGTTTCTTTTTCATGCCCTTCATTCTAGCGCAGAAACTCTTGCGTCTAGCCGCAGCTTTCGGTGATTTCTTTGCTTGCTTCCTAGATACAGGCGGCTTTAAGTTCATCCCCTGACGTTTGGCAGATGCCCTTCCCTTGGCGTTCAACCCGCCTTTGGGATTTTTTCCCGCTTTGCGCTGCCATGCCGGTGACTTAGCCATCTTCCTTCAACCCATGAACATAACCGTTTTTTCTGTTGTAAGTCAGCGTTTCCTTGCGACCTTCTTCTACATAACTGCAATGAACCCAGCCAGTATTGCCACCAGTATAACACTCAAGGATCAATTGATCGAACTCTAAGTTGGCTTCAATCCATCTAGCCAGTTCATAATTATCAACGCCAGCCACCTCAAAGTCTGCCGCTTGACCTTTAGCGTGCTGACTGTCAATGCTACTGCCAACAGCGATACATAACTCAGGCGACCTAAAGCCGCTTGAAACAATGAATGAACCAAACTCATCACGGATTGGCTGCAAAATATTCTCACATAGCAAAGCCATAGCGTGTACTTGAACATCATCAGGCTCATTGGGGATGCCTTTGCGTTCAGCCGTCTGGCTCTTGACCATCTCAGCCAAGCTAAAGTTTTTTGATAGCTGCACTATTTTTTCTTCTTTGCTGTCTTTGCGGATTGCTTAAATGCTTTTGATGTAGGCGCACCCTTGCTTCCAGGCTTCCGCATTTTCTCACCAGAGCCAGCAGCAATACGCTTACGTTTGGCATGGATGTTTGAATAAAGACCTCTTTTTGGCATTACTTTTTCCTTACATACTTGCTGACCGCACGATTACCAAACCAGAATGACATAATCGCAGCAAACAAACCTTGCGTGTCACCACTCCATAATAGTTCTACAGCGGCTTTCCAATCGCCGCCACTCTCAAGAACCTTGATAACTATAACAGCTTCTACAGCGCAGAACAAAAGAAAGAAGGCATAGGTTATGACAGGACGTACAGAACCGCGCAAACCATTAACAAAACTTCCCGCATCAATACTTCTGTCATGCTCATAAATCCCCTTGGTTTCTGCAATATCAGCTTGCTTGTCTAACTCTTGAAGCTTTAAAGCAGAGCGTTTTTCCATCAACTCCGCTTCCATCTTCATAGTCTCAAGCTTTTGCTTGTGTTCCTGACCGGCCTTGAAGAAGTTAAGGACTTCCGGTAAGAAGCTGGTTCCAAATCCTAAAAGACTTCCTAGTAAACTCATCATGTGCTTAGTTTTCCTTTCGGCAAAGCTTGGCATTTCCACGATACTGGCTTGTAGCCTTTCATGTGTACATGAACGCTTCTAGCCATCTCCATAGCCCTAGCCTCGCACCTTTCGTAAGAGCTATATGGCCCCCTTTGATCTTCTAACTGCCAACATTCTGTCGGCTGGAAAACCATACAAGCGAGAACAAGGGCTTGAAACATATCACTCCATTACTTTTTGCTCATCCATACAGACGTACCCATATAAGCACCAACAATACCAGCACCAGATAAGTAGAATAGATTACTAATGTCACCCAGCGCATTGACACGATCAATATCAACAAAAAACATAGCTACAGTAAACGCACCCATAGATAATAATGTAGCTGTAGCCATGCGCCTCTGGGCAAGCAGCTTACGAAGCTCTGCTTCTTCTTGTTTTATTTCTTTTGCATGGGATAATTCATCATCAGTAATTACTCCATCACCATCGAGATCGTACTGAGAATAAGTTGTATCTTTCTGAAATTTTTTTGTCATATAACAAACGCCTTTGCTACACTAACCATTAGAAAAACAAACAACGCAAATGCCACAGCAATAATCACACCAATTAAAAGAAACTGTTTAACACCTTCTTCAAACTCTCTGTCAGCCTGTATCTTCTTACGTCTAGCTGCGGCCTCTGCTTCTCGCTGTTCTTGGATACGCTTTGCTCTTTCTGCTATAATACCAGCCCATGTTCCATGCCCAAAGCGGAAGTCCACAAGTCTGGCAACTTCAGCTAACTGTTCTGCCGCTAACTTAGCGTCAATGATTTCTTTAGCTACAGTATCAACACCAAACTGATCGCCTAAACCAGTGCCAGACTTTTTAGCTCTAGCTTGCTGAACTTGTTTTTCACCAGTAAACAGATCATCTATCTGATTTGCAATCTGCCCTATGTCTTGAACAGTGCTAATGTTTTCTTTAATGAATTTTACGGATTGTTGCACAAGTGCAATACCTGTCAGCACCTCTGCAATTACCATGTCATCCTCGCAAGATCACACTCAATAGCAATAAGATCATAGTACCAGCAGTACCGATCATAATGTGTTCAATGCGTTTAATACGCAAAATTGTTTCTTTCCAGCGTTCAGCGCAAACCGCCTCATGAGTGTCGATCTGTGATTTAACATCTGTGACAGTTGGCTTGGTCATTATTACGCCTCATCAGGCCAGTTGTTGTCTTGGTTTCTTCGGTCATAGGTCACCTATGCGTAAGGGCTATCACCACAGCAAGAAGGCCAAGCTGCCTTTAGTTCCGCAATGCTAGTTGCACTGTCACCGGCAGTCGGGGCGTCACGCAATGCTTGCTTTGATGCCACGATTGCTGCGGTATCTGCGCCATTTTCTTGCGCTTTCATAAAGTCGGTATCAAGTGCCTCAAGCAGCGGCTTACGAGCTTCACGAACCTTGTCAGCAAAAATCTCTTTGGCTTTTGTCAGGTCTTCTGAAATGACAGAACCATTCAGTACCCAAGCACCACGAAAGTCACGGTTTGCTGGAACGGTAGCAGTTGAAGCGTCAATCTGATTACCGTCCTTATCTACGATGTATGTTGTTACAGCCATTAGTTTCTCCTATGCGGCTAGTTCATCAGATATGCGCCAAGCATTGCGCCATTCTCTAGTCTGCGGTAACTGCTCTTTCTTGCAGATAACCATAGTCGGGCGGTTGCCCTCATTCCAAGTCTCGACCACATGCTGTGGGCAGTCCTTGAGAATTAAATACTCAATTGCTTCTTCCTCAGTCATAGCCTCAACAGGCTCAGTCTGGTGCAGCAAGTATCCACGAGTGTGCTTTTTAAAGTCAGGCTGTGCTTCATCCTTTGCCAGTTCCCAGT